GCTATCACCGGCGCGCCGTCTTTCAGGGCCAGGGCGCGTATCAGGGCGGCGGCGGCAATCCGCGACGATGCCCAGCTGTTCGAAGTGTCCAGCGGCCGGTATCGCGTGGCCATTGACGGCAAATACCTGATGACCGCCGACGGCAAACAGCCGCTGACGCTCGAAATCGGCGTGCATGACGGGAGTGGTTTCTAATGCCGGCGTGCCCCGATTGCGGCGCACCACTGCAACCGGACGGCGGCTGCTGGCTGTGTCCAATATGCGGCTTTTCATTTTGCGAGGTGAATCATGGGGAAAACGAAGGGCGAGCGGCGCAGCTGCCTGACCTGCCGCCATCTGAACGAAGACATTAACGAGCCGGATTGTGTCTGCATTCCCTGCATTCAGTGTGCGGGTCATATCCATTGGGAACTGAAGGTGAAGCGATGAGCGCAATAAACCAGACCATCGAGAATGGCCGTTACATCCTGAACGAATCGATTGTCTATTACTCGCCGCGGTACCGCAAAACCATCACCATTCCGGCTGGCCGCGTGTCGGACGGGGCAACCGGCGCCCTGGATATTACCACTCTTGCCTGGTGGGTGCATGACGAACTGTGCCTGAAAGGGGCATGGGACGACGGCACGCCAATCAATAACTGGCAGTGCAGCCAGGTGCTGCAGGATGTGCTGAAATCGGAAGGGCGGAATTTTCAGGGGATGTACTGGTTCTGGTTTACGTGGGCATTCGGCGGAGGAAAAGCGCGTGAAAACGGCCTTTGGTAGCCTGTTGCTGCTGGTGCTGGCCGGCTGCACCGCCGCCGTTCCCAAAACAGTAGGGCTGGAAGCCGGTACCGGCATTCGGCACGAAGTCGGGGAGTCGCCGGTAAAAACCAACACCGTGGCAGTCAAAATTCTATGGGAGTTGCGCTAATGAAAAAGACTAAAGTGGCATCGGCGGCAAGCGGAGCGGCAGGCATGGCCGCCATACCTGTGGGGATGGGAGTGTATGACTGGCGCGTACTGGCCGGCGCGGCAGCAGCCGGCGCTGTAGCCGGCTGGTTCGGTGTGGATCTGGCTAAACATATCAAGACAAAACTTCCGGCAAAAACGAGGCGTTAATGTTTGATCTGTTTGGAGAAGGCGAACAACCGGTAACCGACCCGTTCACCGGGCCGAAACCGTCCACCCTGGAAGTAATCGGCAAGGGGCTTATGCGCGGCGGCGTCAGGGCGGCAAAGGGTGCGGCGATGCTGGCCGCGCCGCTGGTGCCGTGGGGCGACGAGGACGACCCGCAGGCATTCCTTGAGTCGGATCATATCCTGCCGCGCAAGGAAGATTTTTTTAAATTCGTTGACGACGACACTGCGGAAAAGTTTTGGCAGGTCAACCCTGAAATGCTGTCTACATCGCAGAAGGTAATAGGCGCCCTATCGGAACTGCCGCTGCAGCTTGTTGCCGGTGGTGCAGGCATGACCGGGATCATGGCCATGAACACCGGCGTTGAAATGGTGAAAGCCGATGTTGACGACGCCACCGCCACCGGGCTGGGGGTCGGCGCCGGCGCCACTATGGGCGCCATGATTGCCCTGCCGCAGGCGGGTAAAACCCTGGCGCAGACTATCGGCCTTGTACTCTCCAACCCGGCCATGGGTGCGGCCACCGATTACCTGAACAAGAAAGTGCTGGAAGGGCGCAGCTATGACGATCAAGCCAAAATGTTCGACCCGTTCGACCCGGTGGCCCGTTCGGTCGACGTGATCCTGGGGGGAGTGTTCGGCGGCATTCACGAATACGGCCGCTGGCGCCAGCAAGCGCCCACCGAAGTGGTGGACGCCATCGACACCGCCGAAACCGTAAAGCACCGCGAAAACCTGAACCCTTTCATGCCGGACACTGAGCAGGCAACGGCCCACGGCGCGGCGCTGGGGAAAGCGCTGGACGATATTGCCGAGGGGCAGCCGGTCGACGTTGCTGAACGTTTTGCCGACGCCGGGAAAACGATCAAGCCAAGCTATACCGCCGACCGGCTGCGCACGGATATCAAGGAAGCATTCGGCACGACGGACGAACAAGCTGATGCAGCTGTTGCCCTGGTAGCAGCCCGCGCCAAGGTGGCCGGCGAGGCTCTGGACGCCTACGTGGGCAAACGCATCGCCGGCGTCCGTACTGATGAACCAATGCCGGGCGCAGCTTTGTTTCAGTCTGCCAACGAATCCCGAATCCCGAATCCCGAATCCCGAATAGTGCAGCCGTTCTATTCAAAAGTGCTGGCTGAAGTCGAAGGGCTGCAGCAGGAAAAGTGGAACGCGGGCGACCTGCTGAACAAGTTGCGCAAAACGCCGGGAGTGAAAGAGGAAGAGATTGCATTCACCGGGCTGGATGAGTTTTTGACAGTGCAGAAGCGGGTTACGAAAGAAGACGTGTGGAGTTTCCTTTCTGACAATCAGGTGCGGATTGAAGAAGTGGTGAAGGGAGAAGGGCTAACCGATGCGGAGTGGACACAGTATGAAGAACTGATTCGGCCTATCTCTCCACTCACTGAAAAGCAGCGACTAGAACTAGCTTTCTTTAAAGAAAAAATTAAAGGCAAAGTTAAGTTTGACGGCTATGCATTGTCGGGTGGCGAGAATTACCGGGAACTTCTATTGACGCTGCCGGATAAAGGTTTTGGCAAAAATTACTACGGCGGACACTTTGATGAAAGCAACATCTTGGCTCACGTCCGTTTCAATGAGCGCACCGGCGGCGCGGGTGAGCGCATCCTGCACCTGGAGGAAGTGCAAAGCGACTGGCACCAGGACCGCCGCGCCGGCAAAGATGTGCCGGACGCTCCTTTTACCAAATCATGGCACGAACTGGCAATGAAGCGGATGCTGCGCTGGGCCGCCGAAAACGGTTTTGACCGCCTGACCTGGACGACTGGCGAACAGCAGGCGGCACGATATGACATTTCCAAGGTTATGGACAGCGTGACTTATGGGCGAGTAGGCACCATTTATCATATCAAAGGCATGACTGTTGACGGCGTAAAGCATGAGTTCGGCACCTTCAACGAAAGTGACCTTAACGCCGCAGTGGGTAAAGAGCTGGGCGAAAAGATGAAAGCCGATAAACGCCAAAAAGCCACCTATGAAGGATTAGAACTGAAAATAGGCGGCGAAGGGATGAAAGGCTTTTACGACAAGATCCTGCCGATCTACATGGAAAAGTTCGGCCGCAAGTTCGGCGCGCGCGTAGAGCAAGCAGAGATTCTCACGAATCCCGAATCCCGAATCCCGGTTCACGGCATTCCAATTACCGAGGGTATGAGGAATGCGGTTTTATACGAAGGCCAGCCCCTATTCCAGGGAGAAAAGGGCGCCGTGTCGTTCCTGGCCGATGGCCGCGCCATGATTCATGCGCTGGAAGCGCCCGACTTTTCCACGGTAACTCATGAACTGGCCCATGTATTCGAAGCCGATCTGTCGGCGGCCGAGCGCCGCGACTTTGACACCTGGCTGCATTCAGTGGTGCCCGGTACCAAGTGGAGCACTCAGCAGCGCGAGCTTTTTGCCCGGGCGTTCGAACGGTACCTGGCAGAAGGTAAAGCCCCGGTAAAGGAGCTGCAGAACGTGTTCGACAAGTTTAAGACATGGTTGCTGGAAGTGTACCGGCGCATTGCCGGCACGGCCATTGACGTGAAGATGAACGATAACGTGCGTGCCGCGTTCGACCGCATGCTGTTTGCCGACCAGCTGCGGCGGCCGGTCGATCCGGAAACAACCAGGGTGCAAACGGAAATGCAGGCCCGCGTTGCCGAACTGCGGGAAGAAATGAAGGACATTTGGGGCGAAGAGGCCGAGACTCGGGAACCGGGAACCGGGAACCGGGAAAACCTGGAAGAGGTGGGGACTGGGAACCGGGAGCCGGGAGCCGGGGAAGTCGTCATGGATGCGGAGCCGACGGACGGGCAGGCCAAGGTCGAGACGGCCGCTGACATCATCTTGAAAGAGCGCGGCGACTTCGAAATATACGACGGCACCGACGCCGCCGGCGAACCGCGCATGCGTTCGGCAGCCGAAGTGCTGACCGAGGCCCGCGCCGCCGTGGCGGTAGAACAGCAGCGCCGGCCGCTCTACCAGCGGGCGGCTGTGTGTCTGGGGCTGGGATGATGTTCCGAATCCCGAATCCCGAATCCCGAATCCCGAGGTTATAAAGTGGCCAAATGCATAGACGATCTGATACGCGCCGCTAAAGGCGCCATTACCAAGAAGGAAGCAGCGGCGATTGTTGCCGCTGTTGAAAAGCGGTTCAATGCGCCGTTTCCGAAAAAGCCGCCCCAGGGTACCGCCAAGTATGACGCGGCCGGCGACAAGTCGCCCGAGCAGCTTATGATCGACGCGGCCGAAGAAGCGTTCAATGAGCAGGTGCAGAAAAAGGAGCTGGCGGCACGGCGCGCCGAACTGCAGATCGAGGCGGCGAACCGCAACCAGTACCAGATTATCCGCAACACCAAGGACGGCCAGTACAACAAGGGCCTGACTCACGTTATCAACGTGCAGACGGCCGGCCGCGTCAAGGCGATCCTTAATGATTACATGGCGGATCTGTACCGGGGGCTGGAACCGTTCCTGTCAAAAATAGGTTTCCGCAAGTTGACCGCCGACGAAGAACTGGAAATCACCACCCTATTGATGGATGAAAAAGCCGTTACCGCCAGCCTGTACAAGGATGTGGGGGATCTGACGGAAACGGAATACCTGGCGCAGCAGTACCGCCTGGTATCGAACAAGGCTTTTAATCGGGCCAACGAGGCGGGCGGCGATATCAAGTATCTGCAAGGCCGCTTGCCGCAATCGTGGGACAGCCGGGCCGTGCGGTTTTTCGGGCTGACCGGGCGCGAAAAGGCTGAAATGGCCATGCCGGGAGTAAAGCAGCCGCGCCGCGCCCGGCTGGCCGCGCGGGCCATGGGGCGCTGGGTCGACCAGGTGTTTCCCCTCGTCAACCGCGAGAAGTACACCGACCCCGAAACCGGCTTGCCGCTGGACGATGACCAGACCAGGGAAATGCTGGGGGCGGTATGGCGCACGCTGGCCACCCACGGCCTGGCCAAAGAACCGGACGGCCTGGTGACCGGGCGGGGCGCATCACTGGCCGACCAGCTGGGGGCGCACCGGGAACTGCATTTCAAGGATGCCGCCAGTTTCCTGGAAGCAAACCGCGCCTTTGGCAAGGGCGATATATACCAGGCGATGATCGGCGACCTGCAGCGCAAAGCGCAGGCAATCGCGCTTATGGAGCAATTCGGGCCGAATCCGGAAACCGGATTTAAAACGGCGGCAGCCTACGCCAAGAGCCAGCAGGCGCAGGCTACCAGCGACGGCCGCCACGGTTCGACTATCAACGACTTGATGTTCGAAGAGTTAATGGGGAAGACTGCCAGCGCCCAGGAAGATCGGTTCGACCTGGTGAACCGTTTCATGCAAGGCACGCGCAACTATCTGACTGCTTCAAAAATGGGGATGCTGCTGCTGTCCCAGGTCAACGACGTTGCCACGTTCCGCACCATTGCGCAAACCGACGGGCTGGACACCGGCCGCGCTTTTCGCATCGCGCTGCAGCTTCTTAATCCAAAAAACGGTGCCGACCGGGAAATCGCCCGCAAGCATGCCATCCTGGCGCAATCGATTGTCAACGATGTGGCGCTGCGCTATGGCGCCGAGCAGACGCAGGGGCTGTCCCGCAAAATGGCCAACTGGACCGTTACCCTGTCCGGCGCCGAGCACTGGACGAACGCCAATAAGATGGCCTTCCAGGCGCTGATTGGCTCGCACGTGGCAGATTACAAAGGGCTGCAGTTTGACCAGCTGCAGCCGGCGTTCAAGCGCATGCTGGAACGGTACGACATAGACAGCGCCGACTGGGACATTATCCGCCAGGCGGAAGCGGTAGGGCTGGCCGGCGTCGAGGTGGTAACCCCCCGGCTGGTAAACATGATTGTGACCGCCGACATGGCAACCGGCAAACGTGAAGCCGCCACGGCGGCGCGGCTCAAGGTACGGGACGCGGCGGCAAAATACGGCGCCATGCTGGCCGAGGAAGCCGACACCGGCATGTTGACACCGGACACCCGCACCCATGCGATCATCAACCAGAGCACCCGGCCCGGCACGTTGTGGGGCGAATTCGCCCGGTCAATGATGCTGTTCAAGACTTTTTCCATTGCCATCATTACCCGCGCCCTGCCGCGTATCTTTGCCGAAGGAGTGGGCTATTCCCGGGCATCGGTGGGCGCACAGTGGGCGCTGGGAATGATGATCGGCGGCGCCATCTCCATGCAGCTAAAGGAAGTCGCCAAGGGGCGCAACCCGAAGGACATGGCCGACGCCGGTTTCTGGGGCGCCGCCATGCTGCAGTCTGGTGGCATGGGGATTTTCGGCGACTTCCTGATGGGCGATGTAAACCGGTTCGGCGGCGGGCTGGCGTCCACGGTGGGCGGCCCGGTGGTGGGATTTGCCGACGACCTGCGCCGGCTGACCGTCGGCAACGCGCAGCAACTGGCTGAAGGCGAAGACCCAAAGTTTGCCGCCGAGTCGATGCAGTTTGCCAAGAATTACGCGCCCATGATGAACCTATGGTACACGCGCCTGGCGCTGGACCACCTGCTGTTCTACCACGCCCAGGAAGCGGCCAACCCCGGCTACCTGCGGCGCATGAAGCGGCGGGTGGAACGGGAGGGGCAGAGCTGGTGGTGGGCGCCTACCGACAACCTGCCGGAAAGTGGCCCCGATATCAAAGGCGCGTTTGGGGTGGAATGATGATCAACCCAACTAAAAAAAAGAAGATCCAGGCCATACAGGAAAAGCTGCTTGACCTGTACATCATCGAGGCGGACCCGGCCAACTGGACGAGCGTGGAGCAGATCCGCGACGACCTGCTGCAGGAAGTAAACAGCGGCAAGCTGAAACTTGACCAGGTGGACCGGGAGCTAAAAAAACGCCTGGCGTCGTTCAATCTGTGGGAGAAAAAAAACGCCAACGCCACCATGGCCATGCTGTGCCGGGTTAACACCTTCTTTGCCCAGGTCGAAGGCAACGGCACCCCTGCCGACGAGGAAGACGACGAGGCGACCCGCAAGGAAATCGCCCGCATGGAAAAGCAGGCTAAAAAACAGCTGCGGCTGGTCAAGCCGCGTATGGCCAATTCCCGCGACTGAAAGGCTGTGATCTATGCCGCCGAAAGGCAAGGGGAGACAACCGGTAAGTTTTCCGGCCTTCTTTCTGAAATGGGGTGAACGGGTAGGCTGGCAGGTGCCCGATTTTCATCTGCAAGTATGCGACTTCCTGGAATGGCAGCGGGAACGCAAAGTCTTGAAAGTGTTCCGGGGCGGCAGCAAATCCACGCTGCTGGGGCGTTACATCCCCTGGCGGCTGCGCGGCGATTCCGATTATCGTTTCCTGAACATGAGCGCCACGGCGCCCGACGCCACCAAGATCAGCGTCGATGCGCAGTTCGTCATCGACCAGCACCCCTGGTGCAAGAACCTGCGCAGCACCCGGCGCGGCCAGTGGAAAGAACGGCGCTGGTTCGTGGAAGGTTCCACCGATGCGCGGAACCCGAACGTGGCCGCTTTCGGGGTTTTGTCAAACGTCACATCGAGCCGCGCCGACGAAGCGATTTTTGATGACGTGGAAGTGCCGAACACCATAGCAACACCGCCGCTGCGCGCCAAGCTGCGCACCAAGATGAGCGAGCTAACCCACATCCTGGTACCGGGCGGCAGCAAGCTGTACGTAGGCACCGATCACTGTGTCGATTCCATTTACAAAGAGCAGATCGAAGACGGCGCCGATCACCTGGTAATCCCGCTCTTTGCTAAGATGGTGCTGCATACCCAGGACCAGAAGCAGCCGACCACCGATTTCATGTTTGACTGGCGCCTGCAGCAAGAAGCCGACCTGTATGTGGTGGTAGGCGGCAAGCTGCTGGACCCGAAACAGTACCAGGTGCACGGCGTGCGCGATTACCGGGGCGGGTTTGTCCGGTTGCCGTTCCGGCCGATGGAAGGCACGGTAATCGAGCTGTACAGCGGCAACACCTGGCCGGAGTATTTCACCCGGGCGGCCATCCGGTTCAAGCGGAACGAATGCAAGACCATCAACGAATGGTTAAGCCAGTACCAGCTGCTGGCGCGCAGCCTCAAAGACGTGCGCCTGAATCCGGAACGGTTGATCGAGTACCCCGGCGAACCGGAAATCAGGCAGGTTAATGGCCAGGTAACCCTGTGGATAAACGGCGTGCAGATGATCACCGTTGCCGCGCACTGGGATTGTTCGCTGGGAAAGGTGCACAGCGATGCCAACGCCTTCAGTGTCGTGTTTTCCGACATGAACGGTTACCTGTACTGGCACGTTGCCGAGGACGTGCGGGGGGAGATAGACAGCCAGTGTCTGGAAATCATCAAAATAGTGCGACGCCTGAAACTGCCCGCCGTGACGGTGGAAACCAATGGACCCGGCGGCCACGTGCCCACGATCCTGCGCGGCGCCCTGCAGCGGGCCGGCGTCCGCTGCGCGGTCAAAGAAAGCTGGAAGCACACGCAGAAGAATACCCGTATTCTGAACGCATTCGAAACGCCGCTATCGGGCCTGTACCTGTACGCCCATTCATCGGTCAAGCACGGCCCGGCAGCCAAGCAGATGCGGGAATGGGACCCGATGCTGTTGGAGCAGCCCGACGACTATCTGGACAGCGGCGCCGGCGCCATTGCCGACACGCCGGTGCGTATCGGCCTGGACCCGGACGGCGCCCGCACCGTGGGAGAATTCACCGACTGGCGCCAGGGCACCGGAACTGCCGACCTGGCAATGGATATATAACCACAGACAAAGGGGGCAGCCATGCCGATTGACGTACAGGACATTTATTTCGCGTACACCGCCGACGGCAACACCACGATATTCCCGTACCAGTGCCGCATTTTTGCCGCCGGCAACCTGCAGGTAAGCGTTGCCGGCGTGCTGAAAACTCTGGGGGTGGATTACACCGTATCGGGCGCCGGCGGCAACGAAGGGGGCGACGTTACCTTTGTGCCAGCCGCCACGCCGGCGGCAGCTGCCAAGGTGGAGATCGAGCGGGTGCTTACCTTCGACCGGTCGACCGACTACACCGGCGCCGGCAATTGGCGGCCCGACGTGGTGAATCAGGACCAGGATTACCAGACCGCGCTGCTGCAGCAGATGAATGCCGTGCTGTCTCGTACCATCAAATTGCCGGGCGATGCAGCCTATGCCCAGGTATTGCCGGACGCAGCCGGCCGGGCCAATACCTTGCTGGGATTCAACGCCAACGGCGATCTGGAACTGAAAACCGCCAGCTATACCATCATCGTGCAGGCGGGCGCCGCTGGCGCCGCATCGCTGACCCTGGCCGATGCCAGCGCCGGCCCGGCCGTGGCACAGCTGCCGGCAGCCGGCGAAGTGATCGTCATCAAAACCGACGCCACCGAAAACGCGGTAACCGTCACGCCGCTGGAAGGGCACACCGTCTGCCGCGAAGCAACCATTGACCTGACACTGCAGGATGAAGCAATTCACCTGAAATTCAACGGTACCAACTGGTACCGGATTGGCTAGGAAAGGGGCGACACATGCCGGAAATAAACCGGGCCAGGCTGCTGGCTCAACTGAAAGACGATGAAGGATTCAGGGCGAAAGCGTACCCGGATAAAAAACAATGGTCGTACGGCTACGGCTGCCGCGCGCCCGGCAAAGACGCGACCATCACCGAACCGGCAGCGGCCGAACTGGTGAAGCAGCACATGAAAGATGCCATTGGCCATTTCAACCGGATCTTCGCCGGCCACCTGGACAAGTTCAACGACGTGCGCGCCGAAGCGTTCATCAACATGATCTTCAACATGGGACCCGGCCGCAAGGGCGACCCCGGCGCCGGCGGCATGCTGTCCTTTGTGAACACCCTGAACCTGATTTACAAAAACAAATACCCGCCCTGGCTGCAGGTGGCCGCCAACTTGAAACGCTCGCTATGGTTTCAGCAGGTGGACGACAGCGGCGACAGCGACGGGCCGGGACCGGACCAGGGGCGCGGCGAACGGATTGTCGAAGAAGTGGCAACCGGCGTAAAGAAAGGAGTAATCACATGAAACTGAAACGATACGATTTTATAGCGTTCCTGCTGGCGCTGCTGTTGGCCGTGCCGGCCATCGCTGCCGACGCGACCATGAAAACCAGCGACCTGATAACAAAAGGGCCATGGGTGGATGTGCGCGGCTTTTCCAGCCTTTCTGCAGCAAAATCATATGCCATAACAAACAGCAAGCCGCTGCACATAACGAAACAGGTAGCCATTACCACAGACACCGACCTTTCGGCAGTCCCTGAAATTGATGTGATTCAGGGGGGATCTTTCAATGTAAGCGCCGGCGCAACACTAACCTTGCCACTCAATTTTCACGCGGGGTATACCAAGGTTTTTTATGGCGACGGGTCGGTAACCGGATTGCAAGTTTATTTTCCAAATCATTGGGGAGCAAAAGGCGATGACTCGACCGACTGCACGGCAGCCATAAATAAGGCGGCAACTGCTGCCGGATCTGCCTGGACTGTCAAATTTCCACAAGGGATATATCGTGTAACTGCAAGCGGCAGTAACTATGCAGTTACTTTTTATGGCGGGGTTCAAGGGGTGTCCCCCAAGGGAACCATTATTAAAAATGTCGGCACCGGTCATGCTGTCAAAATTATTGGTGACAGCGATTCATCAGGCACTTTTTACTTTTCACGAATAGAAAACTTTTCAGTGGTCGGTAACGCATCATCGGGAAACGGGATATCATTAAACCCCGATGCGGACACCGCCAATATTAATCGGGCGCCGGCTTACAGCCAGTTTACCAACGTCGATTCAACCGGTCACGGCGGTCACGGTTTGGTGCATCGCTACGCGTGGGCAACTCGATATACTAACTGTAAATTCCGCGACAATGGCGGCTTGGGGGTCTTTCTCCATGACGGCCAGTACAGCGAGCACAATAATATTATTTTTCTTAATTGCGAGTCTCGATGGAATGGCGGCACGGGCGATGCTTCTGCAGACTTTACAAAGGGGGGGGTTCGGATTAGTGGCACGGCAGCGGGCGTATACTGGCTGGGTGGAGTGGTGGAATCGAACAACGCCTGGGGATTTATTGTCGGCGCAGATGCGAACTATGCCGCGCGAAAAGTCGTAATCCGCGACGTATACGGTGAAGGCAGCCCTAGTACCTCTGTTGCCTCAGCAACTGGCGGATTCTTATACTTGTCAGCAAAATACGAAGACGTCAGCGTGTCCAACTGTACTATTTACTATGGGGCACCGGTAGACAAAACCGGATATGCGTTCTATGTCGCAGATGTTTCAGACACTTCCCCCGGTTTCCGAGAATTTGACAACCAGGTTAAACCAGATGCCCGCGAGGGAACTGCTACCAGGGATTACGGGCTTATTTATGCAGAAAAGTGGAACGCATCTTTTGAAATTATCGACAAGGTTACCAACCGCGATTTTTCAGGGGCTAACAACTGGGTCAATGGAACCTTTAACGGTTACGATGCCGCCGGAGATTTGACGGTTGTAGCAGATGGCGCGGATCAGTACGCGTATCTTCCGATTACCAACATCAATAACGGCCAGGGGTTTGTGTACGGAAAGCGGTACGGTATTGTATATGACGCGACCGCCAGCGGGCCGGTCTACCTGGCATCCTATACCAAGGCGACAAAACTGCCGCTTATCGTAAATGGAAATAACCAGGCCCATGAATTTGTCTGGATGGAAACGAACGCAAACCAAAACCTTTATATCTATGCCGACGATGCCGCAGTCGCCAACCTTGACAACATATCCATTTACGAGATCGGCGCCGGTAACCAGCCGCAAGGGCATCGTAATGGGCTATTAAGTGTAACGACCTTGCCATTCAACGCCAACTCCGACACGGCTCTGTTTATTGTGCCTGCGGGCAAGCAGTGCGTATTAACCCATGCTATGATTGTTGCCGGTGCTGATGCCGGCGCCACTACCACAATCAGCATAGGATCGGAGGCGGCCACCTATGCCAACTTCATTCCAACTAACACTTTAAGCAATCTTGACGCGGAAAACGACGCGGTAATACTGCACCCGGTGCCGAACACCACGCCGACAAAAGTAAAAAGCTACGCCGCAAACACGGTGATTTATGCCCATGTTGCCAATCAGAGCGGAGGGGCAAGCAATAAGGTATACCTTTTTGGCATAGTCTATTGAGCGTGGCTTTTTGTGGATGTTGAAAAAACAAAAAAGGCTTCACGGAATCCCCGCGAAGCCTTGATTTTACTGGTGCCCAGGGACGGAATCGAACCGCCGACACGAGGATTTTCAGATTTTAGGGCGGGTTTGTGCAGCCTTGGCTGTGGCTGGTTTGCGCTTTTTTGAAACATCTGCTGTGGATTTCGCTTTTTTCTTTTCTGTTGCCGGCTTTCCTTCGGTGAAGAGGCTGAATTTTGCTGCTTCGTTGTCCAGGTAGTTAGCGACGTGGGTGTATCCTTCGGTTACGTGGCTGGTGCTGTGACCCATGATGTACTGTACCTGGCGCAGGCCGAGGCCGGCTACAATGGCATGCGTGCCGAAGTTGTGCCGCAATAGGTGGTGATATACCCTTTTGTCTATTCCGGCGGCGGCAGCGGCTCGTTTCAGCGCTTTTCGGATTCCTTGATAGGGTTTGTTCTTGTTTTTCGGGTTCAGGAACAGGTGCCCGCTTTTCACATTCTTTAACCGTTCTTCCAGCGCCTGGCGCAGTCGGCTGGTAAGAATTGGTACGATTCTTTCCTTGTTGCCCTTGCCTCGCACGTATATGCAGTTGAACTGCAGGTCTATGTCTTCGGCACGCAGGCCGAAGTATGTTTCATCACCCAGGGCTTCGGAGCGGCGTAGGCCGGCGTCATTGTACAGCAGGAAGATGGCGCGGTATTCCTGTTCAATAAAGCGCAGCATGGCGGTTACTTCGTTTGGGTGCAGGGGGCGCGGCTTGGGTGCTTTGGTCTGTTTGGCGGGAAAGAGGCGTACCTTGACGGGCTCGCAGTAATGGTGATCGGCGCACCAGCGGAGGAAGCCGGAGAAATAGGAGAGATGTTTGTTGATGGTCCGTTTGGATAGTTTCAATTCCAGCTGCCGGGCCTTGAATTGCTCGATGATCAGGCCGGATATTTCGGCCAGGTACATGGTGCCAAAGTAATTGACCAAATGCACCAGGGCGGTTTCCAGATCCTTGACGGTGCTGGCGGCATGGTCGTTTCGATATTGCGCTTTCCAGTCGGGCAGTAACTGGAAAACCTTGGGGTTGATGGTGGGTACCGGCTCGCGGCGGGAGACGCGCACCATCTCCATGTGGAAGGCGTGCGCGCCCGCTTCGGTTCCGGGAAAGTGGCGCTGGGGACGGCGGCCGTTGCGACCTTCGGGGCGCCAGTCTACCAGGTAGCAGTTTTCGTGTTTGGGGCATTTGCGGACGGCCATTAGATCACCGTATTGTCTGGGGACCATAAATACGGTCTATGTAAAATAAAATTTCATTTAAAAAGTAATCATCTTTTGCTAAATACGAATCAAAGGTTGCCTTCGCGGCATTGGCACCACTCATCATGTCATATTCATGTTTTTTGCTGTCTAGCTTAAAGTGTGAAAGTAGTTCTAGCGACGAAATTTCGTACAGCAAAGCCAAAACCTTCCATGACTTGTTAAGCATTTCAGTCTTATCTCGTTCTCCAAGCATGCAAATAAATTCAATCGATAGTCTTTGGCAATAGCCAAATAAATAATAATCACAGAATAAGTGTGTTGGGTATTTGCCGTTATTATGCTTTTTGATGTATTTAAAAAAAGGATAAATTTTTTTGTGTGCTTCAATAACATCTGGCTCGACTAAACCAAAGATGTTGCACATTATGTTTTTGCACATGGTCCGGAAAAAACCCATCACCCAGCCTCTTTGTCTTCGCGTTGTTTTAGTAAATCCCGCAGCAGTTTCTCTTTTTCAACACTAAGGCGAATATCTTTCTTAGTGTCGTCATCCATTGCCTCCATAACTTTTATCACCGCTTGTATCTGTGAATCGGGATGCAGAAATCCGTATTTTGTTTCCGGTTCTGCAACCAGGGAGGATCGAAGCATTTCACCTCTTCCAGTCCGCAGCCAATCCTCAGAAATTCCACGTTTTGTAAACACATTGTAGTCGGCAATCTTGCCGCGCGCTTTCCAGGCCGAAAGTGTTTTGTTGCTTACACCAAGCCAGTCCGCAAGTTCTTTGTCTTCGTGAAAACCAAAATGGTTTTTTAGTTCTGAGACTACACTGAAGACAGGATGTAGATTTTTTGTTGACATTTTGTAGATCATAATGTAGCCTTGGGTTTAAGTGAATCCCGCGTTACGCGGGCAAAGAATACCACAACCGTGAGGAAATTGTCATGCCGAAAAAAGCGGAACACAAAACACGGGAGCGTGACGAGAAGTTCAGGCTTTTGCTGGTGCGCATCCCGATTGAGCGTAACGACGAGCTAGAGGAGGCGTCGAAGGAGTTGGGACTTGATGCCACCAAGTATGTGCGGATGCAGGCGCTTGGCGCGCTGAACCGCCGTAAAGGCCCGGTGTTTCCGCATCAACAATACGCCGAGGCCATAAGTCAGCCATAGGCAGTTAATGAGACAGCAGCACCACCAACCAAAGGAGGGAATGAAGATGCCTGAAGAACAGAAAAACCAGGACGTGAGGATCGTAGTACTGCAACGCGGCTTTGTAGCGGTCGGCCGGTTCACCCAGGATGGCGAACAGTGCCGGCTGGAAGATGCTGCAATTATTCGCCGCTGGGGAACTACCAAGGGCTTGGGCCAGATTGCCGCCGATGGCCCAACTTCAAACACGATTCTCGATAAATCCCCTGCCCTTCGTTTTCACGCGCTGACCGTCATTACCACAATCGATTGTGAGGCCGGAAAATGGAACGCCCATTTATAGGCGAAAATAGCCAGAGTACTGGCGTAAAGGATGGCTATGGCGATGGCGATGGCTATGGCTATGGCGATGGCGATGGCTATGGCTATGGCGATGGCTATGGCTATGGCTATGGCTATGGCGATGGCGATGGCGATGGCTATGGCGATGGCTATGGCTATGGCGATGGCGATGGCTATGGCGATGGCTATTAAGAGCACGGGAAGCGGGCAAGCCTGCTTCCCTGTTTTTACAGCAACAGGAGGGGGCAGATGGAAAAGCTGATCGAGGTTAGCGCTGACATTATTCGTGAACTGCCGGACATGCGGGCGACAATCCGTACTTGCATTCTGGTTTCCGGATTACCACTTAAAGCAGTTGCTTATGAGCTGGATATAAAACCCGATCATCTTAGCAAGATGATCAATCCTTCCGAAGATCCCCGCCACTTCCCCCCCAACAAGATCGAAAAATTAATGCAGGTGTGTAACAACCACGTGCCGCTTTTGTGGCTCTTGTTCCGTATGGGATTCGACCAGCCGCGCACCGTTGGCACGCTACAGGACGAAAACGCCCGCCTTAAATCTGAAATCAAGCGCCTGCAGAGCGACCACAATCACGTCATGAATATTTTTAAAAACATCGAGGTTCGCTAGTGAGCATCGAGGAACAATTAGCGGCATTGACCGCCCGACTCGACGCCCTGGAACGGGAAAACGCCGTGTTGCGGGCAAAGGTGCCGCCTGAAACGCCGGCGGCTGGGCTGACGGCGCTGGAAGAAATGGAAATAAAGCAGCTTGCCCGGGACGTGCACCGGATGATGAGCGTGCACGGCTCCAAGGGCTATGACATGGCGATGGCGCAGCACGGCCGCCGGACGTTGCGGCGCGGCTGGCAGATGGCCAATTGAGCGAAAGGAGGGCGGGTATGAAAGACCTTATCAAGGGGGCTGTTGGTTTGGGACTGACAATGGTGGTGCTGTATTGCCTGCTGATGGACACATTGCTGGCGATCGATGAGCAGCTGTCCCGTCGGGAAGTGGATATGCCGGCTGGGCAGCGCGCCGAAGTGGTGGCGCGATGGGGGCAGCCATGATGCCGCAGTGGGTGGCCTTTGGAGTCGGGATGTTTTTTGGTGGCGCGATGGGGGTGCTGATCCTGTGGATGTTTCTGGTCAATAAGCGGGACGAGAAACCATGAAAATCCATTTCAGCGAGGAACAGAACGAGCGAATCCGCCGCGCCTACCGGAACGAGACGGACGAAACGGCTAAGGCGATGGCGCTGGAATGGGGCGTGTCCCGCTATACGGTGACTGAACAGGCCAAACGGCTGAAGGTTTGGCCACGGAAAGACACGCGGTCGGGGGATGACCGGCAGTGCGCGACGTGCGGGTACCCTATCTTTCAGTACGAAGACGAGCTGTTTAACGACTTTTTGGAGCGCCAGACGTGTCGCAACGATGCCTGCTGGAAGGAGCTGGCAAAGCATGGCCGGCGTTTTCCGGAGTACCGGCAGAAGCCTGTTGCAGTGGCGGTGCAGCCGCTTCGGCACGAACCATTTAACGACCCGTTGCTGCTGTTGATGCGGCTGCCGCGTTTCTTGTGGCCGGCTGTGGAAAAAGCTGTGGAAAACCCTGTAAGTAATTGATAAATAACCGCGCCCGACAAGTTGAGCATAGATTAGGTACCCATAAACAAACATCCACCAGGCGGGGGTCATACGACCACCCCGCCGCCTGGTGATAACGTCTAAAAGGTTCATGCCTGGGCATGCATGAAGGCAGTACATGCTGAGGGTGACACCGGCGGCAGCAGCCTAAACGGTGCAACGATTTCCCGATATGGTCTGGTGGCTGTAAAAGCGGTTGCGAAAGTGGCAACCCGCATGCCAACAGCGCCTGAAAATGAAAGGTTTTTTGCTTATGGCAACAGTTTATTTCGAGCCGAACCGTACCAGCCTGGCGATTATGAAACTGGTGCACGGCTATTTCTCCCGCACCCGCAAAGGCTGGACGTTGATGGATCAACGCTGGATGCTGGAAAAGCTGCGCGAGTGGTACGGCGTCAAAATTCCGCGATCGACGCTGTGCTACAACCTGAAGATACTGCGCGAGCAGGGCATTGTCAGCACGGTTACCCGGCATTGCCGCGATCCGAAAACCGGTGAATTTATCCCCAAGATCACGCTGTATAAAATGACGAAGAAGCTGAAGCGGTATTTCAGCAAGCAGGCGACATATTTTAAGCGGTGCGGCTGGGTGCCGAGTATGCAACAGCTGAAAGCCGGCGTGCTGCCGGTGGTGGGTACGGTGACAAGCCGCGAAGAGGCGCTGCGGGAGTACCAGCGGCTGAAAAAAGAGCAGGCACGAAGGGGCGCGGGATGACGGCAGAAGAAGCATTGGCCGGCATCAGGGAGATTTCCCGGCATTTCGGCCAGGGGTACAAGTGGAGCGAGCTGGAACCAGTATGGTCGGCGCTGTTGTTATGCGCGCCGCAAGCGATGGTGCGGGCGGTGGGCGTCATCAAAAAGCATGGCAAGTGGCGGCCGGATCCTGATTATCTGCTGGCCCGGGTGCAGTGGTGGCACATGAATATGCGGCAAAAAATCGAGGCCGAAGAGATAGCGGCGACCGGCGCCGATCCAGGCGCGGAAGGAAAAGAGGCGCTGCAGTTGTTGAAGGATTATACGGGCGGGCAAACCAGTATTGAAGAGTACGCCCGGCGGCTGTACGCACTTAGCACGAAGTACGGAAAGCCTGGGTATGCGATTGAGGCGCAGGAGAAGGAAGAGAGGCGGGGCGGGAAGGATTGTAACGGGTCTGTGAATGACCGGGGAGGAAATTATGAGCACAACGTGGGGTGAGGGGATAGCGGATGTTGGCAGACCGGAGAGTAAAACACCGGTCGATTCACTGGTTATGGCTGACCACCATCTGCAAGCCGCGATCGAGGCGGGACAACTCGTTATCAGGATCGGGGTTAAACGGCTGGCAGAATGTTCGACCGGTGATTACCTCGGGGCACTACACGGTCGGAAGATCACCGACCCTGAAGAGTTTTGCGAGGACGTTATCAGGGAAATGATGATTGAGGATGAAGTGGGGAATACTCCGCTGATTCGATTTTTCGGTGAAATGGAATTTGCAGCATTTGAAAGCGGCTCTCTAGCTGTAGAGCCATAACGATTTAGATCAGGAGGGGCTATGCCTCGAATATGCAAAGACTGCGGGAATTACGTCCACCTTTACCACGACTGCACTCCGAAACCGGCAGGAGAAAAGTCCTCTCCCGCATCGGCTGGTTATGGCGCGGAGGTGCTACGAAGAATGGACCCCAGAAAATGTATCCGTCAGGCTGAAAAGCATAGGCAACGGATGAATGCTGCACTTGCCCCACTCAACAATAAACTAACTGAATTTTTCAACGATGAAAATGCCCTAGTCTTCTACCAAATCGGGGATGGGTGGTGTTTGCTGTTTGACGATGACCGTAATACTCCCGTGGGTGATGTTGATTTTGACGAACTTTTCCAAATGACACCGGAAGACGCTATTAAATATCTGACTCGGCGCGAAGTGTAGCGCCATAACGTTACAAGGATGACCCGCTAGACGGGTCGATACGCTGGTTATACCGGCGTCAACTCAGGAAAAAGGAGATTTGAAATGGTAAAAAGTTATCGGAAAAAACCTGTAGTAATCGAGGCACTTCAGTTCGATGGCAACTTCAACGAAATTGAAAAGTTTGTTGGGGGCGATGCAGAGTTCAGGCAGGGGGAGCTTATTGTTGCCACACTTGAAGGGCCTCTTCATGCCTCGCCTAAGGACTACATTATCAAGGGCATCAAGGGAGAATTCTACCCCTGCAAGCCTGATATTTTCGAAGCGACATACGAGCCGGTATAACGGGGCGGCGGATGAGCGGCCCCCGGCTTGCCGGGGATCATGCTCCATCCGTTGGTTCCGCATCGTTGCGCGGGTGACGGAGTGACCATGTTGTTAACGTCAACAAAATGGTATCGGAGTTGAGGGCGGCACCAACGAACCGCCTGGGTGTAGGGGTTTAAATCCCGCGCGCGGTTTTGACTTTACAGAATGGCCGCAGGCCATAGGGGGGAACATGTCGAGAAGGTATCAAGTTGAGGTTGTTGAGTGTGGCTCCGATTGTCCGGCCTTCCTGGAAGATGGATATGCCTATGGCATTCATTCTTGTTCGATGCATGAAGAGGATATGCCTGCTGAGATGTTTCAGGAGATGGCGCAAGAAGACAAGCAGTTTCCAGATTTCTGTCCATTGGTTGAGATGGAGGACTAAGCGATGAACGATATTTTCCCCGAAGATACAGCGTGTTGCTCTGTTGGATTCCCGGATTGCGGAGCATTTGGCCCCTGCACCACCAACGAAAGAGCCTTACGGCGTTACATCCAGGGCGACCCAATGCCACCGCTTACTTTTGAACAGCGGGATGAATTGCTTGCGGACGCTGATTCATGCGGCGAAGGATCATTCCCTCGTGAAGAAGCAAAGGACTTTTCTGACAAAGACCTCTGCAAGTGGACGCTGGATGCATGGTGGGCATATGTGCGGAGTAACTGCTTATGACCGATTCGGGCCAGGTTCATCGGCCCGATGCGCGCGGGATTTAAACCTTAGCCGCTCATCCGCCGCCCCGTTCCTCATTCGACGAGCGTAGCGCGGCGAATGAGGAACGGCTTGAGTTGAGCCGTACTAAACGGCTCGAACGTTTTGTTATGATGCGTTCGAGCCACGGAGGATAAGGATGGAATCGGCAATTTTTATGATTGAAGGCGGGAAACCTTTGGAGATGGTTAAAGAGCACATTGCCGAACGCCTGCGGGTGAAAGCAGTAGCCAGGGCGTTGGCTGCGGAACTGGGTGTTGACGACATCTATACCAACCGTTCCACCGGTATTCTGTCCGGCGTCTGTTTCAAAGGAAAACTGCACCCTGAGTTTACGAAAGCTCGCGGCAGAGAGGGTGTCAGCTATCCGAAGAAGGGGACAGAGTGGGATAAGCGGATCAAGGCACAAGTAGGGCATAAAGAAGTCAGCGGCTGGATAGCTAAAGAGTTCGGCATCCCATGCGGCATCAGATACAAGGGTGATAACTGCAACGGTTCAAAGATGATCGGTTCACCGTTCAACGAATGCGGGTTCCTTTATTTGGGCGAGAGCGGCCCGTATGCAATGTGGACTCCAGATGTCCCGGCAGAGGTAGTAAAAACAGAGGCCGATGGCTACGAGGTGGAAGAACCGGCAAAGTCCTTTGTCCTGGAGTTCGACGGATGCCGCAGAATCGAAAAAGAAGAGTGGGAAATACTGGTGCTTCAAAACAAGTTGGAGCAACGGCAAGCATCATAACAATGATTATGCAGCCACATCGTCTGTATAACCCAAATCTGTAAGCACGCGCCCACTAAGGGTCACAAAACGTAAGTAGGCAAAATTACCGTGGGAATAACGACGGATAAAAAAGCAGCAAAAGCAGCCAACAGGCAAAAAATTTTTTACTTTGAAACAGAGCGAAACTAAGTGGCAACAAATTGGAAAGATCCGCAGGTAAGCAGGTGAAAGAACAGCTATGTGCTTATGAATTATTATTATCTGTATCCTTTGTGGTGGTGAATGGCAGAAACAGCGGAAGTTATTGGAATGAAGCAGGAAATTACCAAACAGAATAAAATGAGCTGTAATGGTAACGGGCGCGCGCGGGTGTGCGCGTTGAAAAGGGGGAAGCCATGACCGGAAAGAAAACTGTAGGCGAGGCGCAGCAGCTGCCGGTGAAGCACTTTTTTATCATTGTCGACGGGAAGAAATATGGCCCTTACCTTGACGAGCGGCGCAAGGAGTTCAGCTCTTTGGAGCACAAGCGCGGGGTCGAGATCCTTACAATGTGGCTTAAGCCTGTGCCTAGCCCCCCCAAGCCGCGCAAAACAAAGCAACAGCACCCTTCTTTGCTAGAAGAAGTGGGATTTGTACCGCAGTCTAAACAAAAGGCATGGGGGTGGTGAGAAATGGGCAATACTGGAGAAACAATAAATTATGGCGGCACACCTGGGATAACTGAGGATTCACCTGAACAGCGGATAGCATCCGAGTTGAGGCTTAAACAGCGTGATGCAGATGTAGGCAAGATCGAGGCGTTTTGGAGTGTGGATATTCAGCGCAATCAGGCTGGGGAGCCAGTACCAACAGTCACTATAGTTGTGGACAGAAACGGCACAGACGAACAGCGAGAGACTATTAGGCAGCACTTGTGGGGCATTGCTGACGTCCTTCGCGCAATTTACAGCGGTGATTAATAAAGCATGGGGGGGTGGTAGGCATGACCAAAGAAGAGCAATACCGCGACATAATCATCGCGCTGATGATCGAGAACGCGCAGTGCGACGAGGCAGTCGGCGGGCCGTTGGCCATCGTGTCGCCTGCCGATCTGGGGCCGATGTTTGACCGGGCGGTGGACGAGATCAACCAGCTGCGCCTGGCCAACAAGATCGGGCCGCTGGAACCGACTGTGTTTTACAAGGGGCAGGTGCTTGATTACTTTATGAAGCAGATGGAGCAGGCCGGCCGGCTGCTGCATTTGACGAGGCACTGATATGGCATCGATCCACAAGGTTATGCTGCAAAGCAACAAGGTGCGGTACCGGATCCGCGTGCGGACGTGCGGCCGATCCGCCAGCGCCACTATGCCGAACCGGGCCGAAGCACGGCGGTGGGCGGCCGAGAAGGAGCGGCAGTTCACGCTGTGCAGGCTGTCACCGCTGGGACGTTCCGAAGTGGTGACGGTGGGACAGGTGATTGATCGGTATGTGCGCGAGGTGCTGCGCTACAAGAAGCTGAACACGCGCCGGCAACAGGAACAGCAGCTGGAATGGTGGAAGTGGCTGCTGGGCGAGGATACGGCGCTGGTGGATGTGACCACGCCGGTGGTGGCCCTGGCCAAGGAACGGTTGTTGCCCCGGGCGCCGTCGACAATCAACCGGTATCTGGCGGTGCTGTCGCACGTGTTCACGACGGCGGTCAAGGAATGGCAGCTGGCCGAGGTTAACCCGGTGACCAACGTGGTGAAGCTGCCGGAAGGGCGGGAGCGCACGCGGGTATTGAGCCGGGATGAACGGGAAAAGCTGCTGTTTGCGTGCTCGACCAGCGGCAACCGGTACCTGTACACCATTGTCGTGCTGGCGCTGTCGACCGGGGCGCGCAAGACCGAATTGCGCACGATCCGGCCCGCCCAGGTGAACATTGGGGCGAACCGGATTTATCTGGAAGAGACGAAGACGGACGAGGCGCGGGCGCTGGTTTTGTACGGTGAGGCGCTGCGGGTAATGACAAAGGTGATGGACGAGCTGCCGGCCGGTGCACGTTATTGCTTCCCGTCGCCGTTCGACCGGCACCGGCCGGTTGATTTTCGCACAGCCTGGGAAACGGCAGTGGAGAAAGCTGGCTTGCATAACTTCTGCTTTCACGACTTGCGGCATACTGCAGCATCGTACCTGGGGGGGCAGGGGGCGAGCCTGGCGCAGATTGGCGCTATCCTGGGGCACTCGTCGGCAAAGACGACGAAGAAGTACACGCATTTCACTAACAGTGGCGTGGAGCACCTGGTGGAAAAGATGAATCGTTCAGTGTTCAGGGGGCGGGCATGACACGGATTACGCAACAGAATTCATGGAGTTGCCTGGCGTGCTGCGCGGCGATGGTGACCGGCGAGCCGTTGCGGCGGGTAGTGGCTGATGTGGGACACGATGGCGGCCAGGTGGTGGAGAACAGCCGGTATCCCGACGGCCGGCGCGGGTTCACGTTGTGTGAGATCGTGCGGTATCTGGCCGGGCGCGGGTTCATCCTGGGCGTGCCACTTGACCAGACGGTGAGCATTACCGACCCGGCTATTTTGATCGTGCAGGGGCGAAAGTACAAACATGCGGTGCTGTGGACCGGGCTGGACGTGCTGGACCCGAACCCGACAGCGCCGGATAACCGGCAGCCGATGGATTACCAGATTTTGCAATGGTGGCCGGTGGTGAGGGTAATATGAACAAAAACGACAGACTGAAATATATGAGAGTTTCTGAAATAGAGCATGAATACCAACTTGTTATTCAGTTTGACGCATATGGCGTTTCCCAAATGTTTCGGCCAGTTGCTGATGTGCGGGAGGTAATCATCTGCTTAAAACTTATTACAGAGCGGCTAGAGCGGCGCACGCAATGCGTACAAAAATAACCGAAACCGAATTGAAAGCGGCGCGGCAAAAGCTGGGACTGAACCAGATCGAGCTGGCCCGGCGGCTGGCTACTCCGTACCGAACTTATCAGGATTGGGAAGGCGGCCGGCGCAGCATACCGGGTGTGGTTGCTGTGGCGGTGGAGCTGCTGATACAGCGTGATGCAATTGTGATGCAGGCGATCATTGAAAAGATCGACCGTGACCTGGGAGGGTCCAATGTCAGAAAACGCGGAAGCGGTGGCCCGGCTGTTTGAACGTCTGCAGGCAGAATTTACCAACGGCGGGATGATCATTCAGGTGATCGTGCAGGAACTGGGCGACATGCGCGTGACCTTTCCCAGCGTCAAAGACTTGTACCGCATGGAGCGCAACCGCTGCATTGTGGCCGAATTCAACGGCGGCAACCTGGCCGAACTGGGGTTTAAGTATCGGCTGACCCCGCGCCAGGTGCGCAACATTGTGCTAGCCGAAAAATAGTGAAACGCTTTGCCGTATAGTTTCCTCCCTTCCGTTGTATATCCCCCTTGACCATTGGCAACTCCTCGGGAAAACCCGCCGCGTCCGTTCCCCCTCCTGTGCGGGCGCGGCGGGCAGACCTGGGGAAACGGGGGAAACGATGGACCACGCCAGCAGGACAATTTTTTCGACAATCAAGCAGGTGGCCCGGTGACAGGGCAAGAGCTGTGCAAGCATCTTGAAGCGCTGAAGGCGTTGCGCATGCAGTGGGAGGTCTTCGCACAGCAGTGTTACCAATACAGCTGGCCGGTACGTGGCGTCATGTTTGGCCAGGAAGCGTCTCTTTCTCCCGACGAGGTGCAGGCGCAGGCTAAGAACCTGCTGGCGGCGATGATGGATTCCACCGCCACCGACGCCGGCAACATCCTGGCAAGCAGCCTGGTGTCGGGCATGACCCCGGCGGCATCCCGCTGGTTCGGCTGGAAGTCGGTGGAGAAGGACGAGCCGGGCGAGCTGAAAGACTGGCTGGAAGATAAAGCCACGCAGATTCACGCCGAGATCCACGCCAGCAACTACGACCCTATCGGTTTCGAAGCAATGATTGACGTAGTGGCCGCCGGCATGGCCGCCATCTACATCGACGAAGGCACCGACACACCTTTTTCTTTTGAGCTGTGGCCGCTCCATTCCTGCTATTTCGCATCGACCCGCCGCGACGGCACCATTGACACCATTTTTTATTGCTACAGCCTGACCGCGCAGCAGGCGGTGAAGGAGTACGGCGGCCGCGTGTCGGAGGATATCCGCGAGGCGTTTGCCAAAGGTCCGTACAAGCGGTTCCAGTTCTTCCAGGCGATATTCCCCAAGGACGTGGACGGCAACGAGCCGCCGAAAAAAAAGGACGTGCTGCTGCCGTATGCGTCGTATCACGTGGAGCTGAACAAAAAGCGCATTGTGCGCAGCGGCGGGTATTCCACGTTTCCGGTTGCCGTGCCGTGCTGGCTGCGCCTGCCGAACAGCGTCTATGCACAGGGACCGATGGCTAGTTGCCTGGCAGATATCAAGACGTTGAACCGGGGCGAAAAGATCATCCTGGACAATGCCGAATGGCAGATGGCCGGCATGTGGGGCGGGGTGGACGATGGCGTGCTGAATCCGAAAACGGTACGGCTGGGGCCGAAAAAGCTGGTGATGATGAGCAGCAAGGACAGCATGTTCCCGCTCAATCCCCCGGGCGATGTGCGCATTGGTGACGGCCTGATGGACAAGAAGCGCGCTTCGATCCGCCGCATACTGATGGCCGACCAGCTGGAACCGGCGGAAAAAGGGCCGGCCATGACGGCGACGGAGGTGCATTACCGCATCAACCTGCTGCGCCAGTTGCTGGGTCCCATGTTCGGCCGGATTCAAACGTTTCTGCCGACGCTGGTCACGCGCTGTTTTTTTATCCGGCTGAAGCAGGGCAAGCTGGGGCCGCTGCCGCCGGCACTGCGCGAACGCACCGTGCGGCTGCAGTACATTTCTCCGCTGGCCCGGTCACAGCAGCTGGAAGATGTGGCGGCAATGGATCGGCTTGAACAGGATCTGTTGGCGAAGGAAAAATTTGTCCCGGGCGCGGTGGATATTTACGACTGGGACGAGGCCGGGCGGAAAAAAGCGGAATTCCTAGGCGTGCCGCAGGTGCTGGTGTTGGATAAAAACAAGGTGACCGAGATCCGCAAGATAAAAGAAGACCGCGCGGCGCAGGCGGCGCAGGCCAGCGGCAAACCGGCGGGGCAGTCGGGCGGCGGGATGGCGGGCATGGGTGACATGTCGGCGGCGATGGGGGCTTGATGTACCAGTACCCGAACATACCCACCGATGTGAACAATCAGAAGCTGGCCGGCGCAGCTGTGTTTAATCCGAAAAGTGGGTTATGGGAACCGGCGCCATACGACCCGCTGGTGCATTACAAAAGGGCCAACGGCGATTCGTCCGGAGACCCGGCATATCACGGTTTCACCGCTGCCGATGGCTCGTGGTTTATTATGAAAATGAACCTGGTTGATGAAAACGAACGATTTGCCAGGGGAATGGCGGACTTCCCGACGGCATGGGCCAATCGGGCCAGCCTTGGTTATAACTATTTTCACGTGGTGTTTTGATGGAAGAAAGCCGAATTATCAAAGTTGATATTCGCCAGGGGGATATCGAACATACCGTGTCACTAGCCGATTTTGTTGAAAAGCTGGTGGCCGAACTGCGGCCAGTAACGTTTCGTTCACGAGTGTTTAGTACAAAAGGGGTGCCTGACCCGCAGGAAATGGAGCGGGAGCAGCGCAGCGCGATTGATCGGGTTATTCAGAGGATTCGAGATGATAAGGATGCTAGGCACGTAGAGTAAACGGGGAGGCAATATAATGCAACTATCTATAGCAGTGCGCAACGCACGACTTGATGCAGTTGAAACAACTATCGGAGCAAATGCCATACTTGAAATCAGAACCGGTGCAGCCCCGGCGAACTGTGCGGCAGCTAATTCAGGGACCGTGCTTGTAACAATAACGCTTCCGGCTGATTGGATGGCGGCAGCAGATAACGGGTCGAAGGCAAAATCGGGCACATGGAGCGATGCCAGCGCTGACGCCACCGGGACTGCGGCACATTATCGCATATTTGCTTCGGATGGTACTACCTGTCACAAGCAGGGGACAGTAACCGTCACCGGCGGCGGTGGTGATTTGACTCTTGATAATACGTCTATTGCTGCGGGGCAAGCCGTGACAATCACAGGATTTGCCTGGACAGACGGCAACGCATAGGAGAAACGTCTATGAAGCGATATTATCTTGCAGAAATAGAAGAGTATGAATGGGAGCCTGGAGCAATTGGCTATAGGTGTCGTGCTTCCGCGTATCCTGGGTTACTGTTTGATGGTGGTGAGATACTTACAGACCCTGTGACAGGTAAGCCGACTAATCGCTTTGCTCTTGTGTTGGTTAAGGCGAAAGATCATGCGTTGTTAATCAATGATCCAAAGATGAACCCTTTACCCATGGTTGATCTAGACGTGAAGATGTCTAGTGTCCACACACCAACTAAGAACGCTTTGATTGCAACCCTTAAAAGACTCGGATTAGCTACGGAATTTATCAGCAATACTGATGGGTACAGGGAAGTGATTAGGGCGTTAGGGCGTGTCAATAATCCTGATTTTGATGAAAACAAATTTGATGTAAACGAGTAAGCCTATGGCGTTTGTTTACGATACTTTTACAGATATAGACAGTACGGCGCTGGAAGACCATATCGGAGAGACTGGTGCAGTATGGTCAAAGCATGGAAGCTATGGCACCGGAGTATCTTTAATAACGGCACAACGGTGCCGCGTTTCTAGTGCAGCATCCTGCTTTTATGCTGCAGGCTCCCCTGCTTCACCAGACTATACTGTTGAGACACCAGTGTATGTGGCTAGTAATTCAACCAATGCCGCAAATGGGGTGGCGGCTCGTATTAATACCACCGCAAATACTATGTATTTTGCAAGGTATATATACACATCCGGGTGGCAATTATTTAAGATAGTAAACGGTTCAGCAACACAACTAGGTTCTTCTGTATCGCAAACACTTACAGTCGGAAGCACTTATGTTCTCAAGTTAAGTCTTATTGGTACAGCTATTGTTGTAAGCGTAGACGATGTACAAGTTATTAGCGTAACTGATTCAGCCATAACGGATGCAGGGAAAATAGGATTTAGGGCCGTCGTTGGCTCAGCCACAACTGGGTATCACTTAGACAGCATAATCGGTGCTGATCCTTCTGCCGTTTCAGTGGATGGTGAGATGACGTTAACTCTTGAACCAATGGTCCAAGAGTTAACGGGTATAGTGTTAGTATCAGGGGTGTCTAACCAGCTGTTTGACAATATGCTGGTTGAATTTTATGGCAACGTGTTGATAGCCGGTATTCAAGATGTAGCATTTGCAGCCATGACGCAAGTAGCTACCGGCGGTAATATCGCTCCTTTGGATCGGACGAAATTGAAAACAATATTCAACCCATTTTCCCAAAAGTTTGATTACATTTACGTAAAATAGGTATTTTATGCCAGTCCCAAACGAAACCTACAACCGCATATTCCAGACAGACCCGGACGGCCAGACGATCCTTACTGAACTGGCCGGCCGTTACGTGCTCGCACCTTTGGTGGTGCCGGGCGATATACATGCAACGCTGGCCAACGCCGCCCGGCACGACCTGGTGCTGGAAATCATGGAGAAGGCCGGCCAATAACGGAGGAAAAACATGGACAACCGCACCACGTATAAAAAGGAATACGTCCCCGGGCAGGGACACGTCGTTACCACCGTTCCCCACGCCGGGACTATGCCCGGCCCTGTTCAGGTCGTGCCGGCAGTTCAGCAGGTAAATGGTTCTGTCAAACCGGAGCATTTCCCGACTGACGCCTTGATGCAGATTCTGGACGCGCAGGGACTGGCCTATATAAGCAAGGCCGAACTGCAGCAGCTGCGCGAGAAAGCGGCCATTGCCGACGGTGAAGCGTCCGACGAGGCAAGCGGCGACGGCATGACTACCGTCAGCATAGCCGGGCTCAGCATTGAGAAGGCAACCGAGATTATCATGCAGGTCGACAGCCTGGACGCGCTGACGCAGCTGATGAAGGACGAGGACCGCAGAGCGCTGTTAAAGGCTGGCGAAGCACGGGCCGAGCAGCTGAAAAGCCTGGAAGGGGGTAAGTGATTGATGAAATCGGATAACGCGCAAGCGCCCGACATGCGGTTTTTGATGATATGCGACCCGCTGGCCAGGGAAGGCGACGGCGATCAGGGCGGCGACGGTGGCGACCAGGGTAGCGATGGCGACCAGGGGCAAGGCGACGGCGGCAGCCTGCTGCAGAATCGCGGCGGCAATGCCGACGACCAGGGCGGGCAGAATAACGACGGCGACCAGGGTGGCGCGTTCGTTATTCCGGACAAGTTCCTGGTAAAAAACGCGGCCGGCGAGATCGATCACAAGGGCACCCTTGAAAAGCTGGGGCAGTCGTACACGCACCTGGAAAAACGGCTGGGAGCCGGCGAAGCGCCACCGGAAACGCCGGACAAGTACAAGCTGGACAAATACCTGCCGGACGGGTACGACGAAAAACCCGAAGCCATGAAGCCGATTATTGAGCGGTTTCACAAGGCAGGGCTGAACAACAAGCAGCTGCAGGAAGTTATGAACGTGTTTGGCGAGCAACTGGCCAACGGGCTGGCCCAGGAAAAGGCGGACATGACCGCCGCCATGGGCACCCTCAAGCAAGCATGGAAAGGCGCCGAGTACGACAAGAACATGGAACGCGCCAATGTGGCGTTGAATACGCTGGCCGCACCCGAAGAAGTGAAGGCGATCACCGGCGACCCGAAACTGATGAACAACCCGAACCTCATACGGCTGCTGGCCGCCATGGGGCGCGAACTGGAAGACGATCACAGCGCCCGGGACAGCATCGACGCGGCCGAAATCGACAGCCTGGACGAGCTGTACACGTCCGAAGCGTACACCAACGCCAAGCATAAGGATCATGACCGCGTAGTGACAAAGATGCAGGCCGCGTTTGCACGCGGCTACAAACCGCCGAAGTTGCGGAACTAGGAGCGGATAAGGCACGACCCCCGCACAATCGAAGACAGCAGTACAGGCCCGCCATGGCGGCGGACAACCTGGGAACCGGTAGCAGCAGTAACACACACCATACCCAAAAGGAGAACCGCCGCCATGAAACGACTCATCGTGTTTCTCACCATTGCGGACCTTGGCGCCCGCGACGACAGCACCATTCCCAACCACTTTGTAACCCAGTTCGACAGTGATGTGCAGCTGGTCATGCAGCAGACCAAAAGCCGCCTTGAAGACACCGTAACCCCTCACCCCGGCATCGTCGGCAGCAGCAAGGCCGTTGACCGCATGGGCGAAGTCGAGCCGGAAGAAATGACCGAACGGCACGGCGACACCCGCATTACCGAGGCTGACCACCAGCGGCGCTACATCGACCTGCGCGATTACAATGTGGCGCTCTTGCTCGACAAGGCCGACGAGTGGAAAATCCTGGCCGATCCGACCAACAAGTATACCCAGGGCAGCGTTGCCGGCATGAACCGCAAGAAAGACAAGGTCATCATTGCCGCGCTGTTCGGCAACGCCCGCAACGTGGCTAACGCCCTGGTAGCACTGCCGGCCGAACAGAAGGTGCTGGCCAATAACGAGCCGATCACCATGGCAAAGCTGCGCGCCGCCATTGAGATCCACAACGCCAACGAGATGGACAGCCCCGAAGAAGGGGGCGAGCGCACCTTCGTGTTCAACTCCACCGTGCTGACCACCCTCATGGCCGAACCGCAGATCACCAGCGCCGATTATAACACGCTGCAGGCGCTCATGGATTTTAAGGTCGATTTCTTTATGGGCATGAAATGGAAGCGCGTTGAATTCCTACCGAAGACCGCCGCCGGCGTCCGTTCCTGCGCCATTTACGGCAAGAGCTACATCGGCTTCGGCACCGGCGCCCAGGTTAAAAACCGCCTGTCGGAGCGCGCCGACAAGAACCACGCGAAACAGACCTACACCGAAATGTCCATCGGCGCCGTACGCATCGAGGACAAGGGCGTGGTTGAGATCCAGTGCCAGGAGTAACGGCCGGGACTCGGGATTCGTGAATCGGGATTCGGTAACCCCAAACCTTTAAAGGAGCATTTACCATGAAACGTTTATTTCTCACCATTGCCGACCTTGGCGCCCGCGCCGATGTGTACGGCACGCTGGCCACGGCCAACAACACCAACCCGCCGCAAAAGATTGACAGCCTGAACATGGGCACGAAAATCCGCTACCTGAACGAGGTCTACACCCAGGGCGCGGCAGACGGCAACGTGGGGGACGTTATTAACCTGCCGCCGCTGCCGGTGGGGGCCAAGGTTATCGGACACCTGTCTACCTGCACATTCAGCGCCGGCAATGCCAATGCCACTCTTGCCATTGGCAAGACCGGCGCGGCTACCGCGCTCAAGACGGCAACGGCCATAGCCGATGCGGGCACGTTCATCATGATCAACCCGGCAGCCGGCGTTGACGATGTGACCATCGGGGCCGACGAGCGGCTGATTGCCACCAACGCCACGGCAGCCATCAAGGCCGGCCAGGTGATCCGCTTCCGTATCGCCTACGTGGAACGGTCCTAAGTCGGGATTCGGGACTCGGGAACCGGGATTCGTAAAGGCTTTAACCCCGGCGGCATAAAACCGCCGGGTTATTTTGAGACAAGGAGCACACGCCATGAAATATGCACTTCGCTTTTCCGTGACGTTTTTGATGATCATCGCCCTGTTGTGGGCGCCGGCGCTGGTGCTGGCCGCCAGCGTTACCGCGCCGATCACCTACAATTACCCGGCCCAGGACTGTAGACCGCAAACGGTAACCGCTGTTGCGCTGGCTGCAAAAACCGGCGCCTATGACCTGACTACTACCGGCACGGCACGGTATCTGTTTTCCGTGTTGAACTCAAGCGATGCCGCCGCCAATGTCAACGTGACGTTTAATGACTACACATCGGCCGCTAGCCGGTTACGCATTTCAAACGGCACCTTCGTGCCGAACGGCAACACCATCAGGTTCCGCAACCAGTCAACCGCCGCCGGCATTCCCAACGTAGCCAAAACCCTGTATCTGCTTAAATGCCACTAACCGCCAGGGGGGAGTGATCCCCCCTGCAGTGAGGCCGTCATGTTCACCAAGCTGGAAATCGTCAACAATGCGTTTGTAGAGCTGGGAACAGCGCCCATAGACGACCTGGACGAAGGAACCGACCAGGCCAGGGCGGCGCGTGCCGTCTGGAAGCTGTCCCTGACTGCCACCCTGCGTGCGCACCCGTGGAATTTTGCGGTGAAGCGGGTCAAACTGTCGCCTACCACGACCGCGCCGGCGTTCGGGTTTACCTACGCCTACAACAAGCCGGCCGACTGCCTGCGCGTGCTTTCGGTGAACGTCCGCGATTATCACTTGGAAGGCAAGCAGATCGTCTGCAATGACGCTAGCCTGCAGCTGCGTTATATCGCCCTGGTAGAAGACCCGACGTTTTTCGACGCCTGTTTTGCGCAGACCCTGGCGGCCAACATTGCCAGCAAGCTGGCCTACCCATTGACGCAGAGCACCAGCCAGCAACAGGCCATGTGGCAGATGTTCGTCGATTTTCTGCGCCAGGCCAAAAGCATCGACGCCCAGGAAGAACCGACCGAAGACTTTTTTGAAGAAGGCAGCATGGTGTCCGCGAGGTACGTATGAAATTCCGCACCATGCAAAGCGTGCTCAATGCCGGGGAGCTGGCGCCGAAACTGCGCGGCCGGTCCGATATTCCCCGCTATCAGCACGGACTGGAAAAAGGCCGCAACGCCATCTGCATGGTAACCGGCGGCACGTTCCGGCGTGGCGGCACGCGCAAGGTAGCTATCGGCAGCGGCGACAACGTGCGCCTGATACCGTTCGTGTTGTCGCTGGCCGGCGTTCAGGTGGGGTACATGCTGGAATTCGGCAACCTACTGGTGCGCTTCTGTGTCAACAATGTTCAGGTTATGAACGGTGCAAACCCGGTGCAGGTGGCGACCCCCTACACGGCCGCCCAGCTCGCCGAACTGTCCTATGAACAGTACGACAACATGCTGTTTTTGTACCACGGCAGCCACCAGCCGCGCCGGCTGACCCGCACCAATGACCAGGCCTGGACCCTGGAAGAAGTACCATTCGCGGCGTACCCGTACATGCGGCCGCCCAATACCGCCGGCATCGAGATAACACCGTCGGCCACCACCGGCGACATTACCCTGACCGCCAGCGCCGCGTATTTCGTCGCCGCGCATGTCGGGCTGACGTTACAGGTTAACGGCGGCCTGGTGGAGATAACTGCAGTCACCGACGCCACGCACGCTGCCGGCACCGTTACCAGGGGCATCGTACCGGTAGACGGCATCAACACCATTGCCAACGCCATCACCGTCACGTACACGCCGGCCGATCCGCCGGGCACCGATCCGGTAACGTTCGGCATTGCCACCCTGGCAAACTTCACAGCCAGCACCATGACCGTCACGCCCGACGACCCGCTGCCGGCCGGCATGGAGGTTACTGTTGCCACCACCGTCAACAAGCTGACCGGCACCGAACCGGACGCGGCCTGGAAAGAGATAGCCTGGTCCGATTATCGCGGCTGGCCGCGCACCGGCACGTTCCATGAGCAGCGCATGGTGCTGGCCGGCAGCGCCACCTATCCGGTCACCGTGTGGGGCAGCAAAACGGCCGAGATTTACGACTTCACCGGCGGCACTACCGACAACGACGCGTACACCTTCACGCCGGCCGTGGCCACCACGCCGATTACCCAGATAGTCGCCACCGACGACATGCTGGTGCCGATGACATTCAATCGCATCATCACCATAAGCGGCGGCACCGACAAGTCGATAACGCCAACCACGCCCAAGATCAAGCGCCGCACGAACCACGGCTGTGCCGCCGGCGTGCGTCCTGTGGAGATTGCCGGGGAAATATTTTTCACGCCGCCGTCGTGCCGCAAGCTGCGCGCCTGGTCATACCGTGCCGACGTTGACCGCTTCGTAGCGCCTGACCTGGCCGTGTTGGCCGATCATCTGCTGTTGGGTGGCGACGGTGTTAAAGAAATGGCGTATGCGGAAGAACCGGAACCGGTGTTGTGGACCGTGACGCGGGGCGGCCACCTGTTGACGCTGACCTACGACAGCGACCAGGACGTAAAGGGGTTTAGCCGGCAGTCCACCGACGATGCAGCCACTGTATATCTGAGCGTCGCCAAGATGCCCGACGCCCAGGGAGTGGACCAGGTATGGCAGGCAGCCAAGCGCAAGATAGCCGGCGCCTGGCAGACCTTTATCGAGTATTACGATTTTACCCTGGCGGCAGACGACACCATACTGCGGCAAACCGATTGCCACACGGTGGGTACCGATGCCGCCGGCAAAACCGAATGGACCGTTGATTATCCAGACGGAACTATCGTTGATATCGTGGCCGACGGCTATGTGTCGCCGCCGCAGGTGGTGGCCGGCGGCAAAGTTACCCTGTGTTACCCGGCCCATGCCGTCGAAATCGGGCTGCATTACCGCACCACCATCAAGGATCTGCCGCCGGAGCTGGCCAACGAACGGCAGACCATTCAGGGCGCTGCCACCAATGTGGCAAAGATCCGCGTGCGCCTGCTCAATTCCAAAGGTGCCAAGGTCAACGAAGAGCAGATACCGTTCCGCACTTTCGGGCCGGACGTGCTCACCTTGCCGGTGGAGCAGTTCACCGGCGACAAGGAAGTGCAGAACCTGAAACGAGGCAACGACCCCGAAGCCGGGCAGGTGACCATCATTCAGGACGAGCCGCTGCCGCTGACGGTCCTGGCGATCATCAAGGAGATATCGATAAATGGTTAGGCCGGCATCGTACGAAGATATTCCCCGGCTGGTATGCCTGGGGAAAGAGTTTCTAGGCGCCACCATGCTGGCGCCGGTCATCGGCTATAACCCCGAATCGATCCGCCGCCTGCTTATGGCGTACCTGGAAGACGAGGAATGCGCGGTATTCGTACTGATGAAAGACGACCTGCTGGTTGGCGTCATTGGTGGCGCCATCGTGCCGGCCTACTGGAACGAGCAAGCGCGCATCTGCCAGCAGTTTTTTTACTACGTTGACCCGGCGCATCGCTCGTTCGGCGCGGTGGCCTTGTTCAACACCTTCGAAAAGTGGGGCATTGAGCGCCGCGCCGAGTGCATATTTTCCGGGGCAAAGCTGGGGGAACGGTTCGAAGGGATGCACCGCCTGCTGACCCGCAAGCAGTACGAACCGCTGGAAGTCGTGTACATGAAGGAGGTGAAATAATGCCCGCCGCGACTGCAATAATTGCACTTGTTTCAACTGCAGCCAGCACCGCCTATACAGCCTATGTCGCCAACGACAACGCCATCGACGCCAAGCACGCCGCCGGCCGGCAGGCCGACCGGGAAAACGCGGCGGCAACCGAAGAGGCTAACGCGATCCGCGAGAAGGCCCGCCGGCTGAAAGGGCAGCAGGTTGCCGAATTGGCAGCAGCCGGCGTCAAGCTCGACGGCAGCGGCGGCAGCGCCGACACGATACTGGAAGAAACCGACCGGTTGAGCGAACAGGACGCCATGGCCGCACTCAGGGAAGGGCGCGAGCGGGCCGCCATCGTCCGCGACCAGGGTAATCTCACCGCCGGCAATTACCGCAGCCGCGCCGTTGCGGAATCGCTTAACGGTGTGTCCAGCATGATCGGGCAGGTTAACAGCTACCGCAGTGCCACCGCCGGCACCCGGTTCGCCAACCAGATCGACCAGGACAGCGCATCACAGAGTTTCGCCCGACGCAATGCGCCGCGGTATTCCCTGCTGGGTAGCGGTACCGGCCAGCAACGGGGGCTGAACTGATGCACATGCCGGCCGAATTATGGGACTTTCTTAAACTGGCGTTCGGTATCTATCTGGCGTATTCGTTGAACCGTTTCAATAGCGGCCAGCGCGATCAGGCTAAGATCAATAAAGACCTATACGAAAAGCACAATGAGCTGAATCAAGAATTTCACGAATTACGGGGCGAGCACCGGAACCGCATCAACTCGGGGAAATGCCAATGAAGATAGCTGACGCATATTTTGACGGCGGGTTCGGGCGACGCATTGCCGCGCCCCAGGGCGTCGTCATGCCGGACAACAGCGGCGCCGAAGCCATCGGCAACGCCGGGCAGCGGCTGGCCGGGTCTATTCAGGGCGTTTCCGACCAGTTGCTGGAAGAACAAGGCCGGCTTGACATGTACCGGACGCAGCAGAATATTTCCGAACGGGACCGGCTGGCGCGTGAAGAGGAAGCGGAGTTTAAAAGGCTGGACCGCGAAAAGCAGAAGTCGGTAGCAATGACCGCCCTGGTGGATCACGAGAACACTCTTAACGAAGTGGTGGAAGAAATCCGCAAGGACCCGAAGATACCGACGGAGCAGTATCAAGATATATTCCGGCAGCAGGCAGAGAACGTCAAAGCCAGTTTCTTTAAACAGGTGCCGGAAGAATTCCAGTATGCGTTCGGCCCGACGTTTGACGAGCACGTGAACCGCGCCAACCAGACCTTGGGCGCTATCATCACGAAGGAAACCCAGGACACTATCAAGGCCAACCTGGTCAACATGATGGATGGCCTGGCGAAGTCGGGCAAGTCGGTGCGCGAGATGCGCGCTATTCTCGACGAGACGCCGGAAGAAACATGGCGGGCCGCCGGATACGGACCCGACGACCGGGCCAAGCAGATCGGGACGTTTTTGGAGCAGGCCACCGAAACCGAACTGCTGAATCGGATGAACAGCGCCGGCGAGAAGAAAGAGCCGGACCAGCTCAAAGCATTGATGACCGAACTGCACGCCACCAACGAAGACGGCAGTTACCAGAACTATCAGGACATGGACCCGAAGGCGCGGGAAACCTATTACCACACCGCTAAAAGCCGCCTGAACCAGCTGCAGGCGGAAGCGGAACGGGCGCGCAAGGAACGGGAACGGGAACGAAAAGACGCGGCGCGGGATGCATACGACCTGTACAAGGAAAGCAAGGAAGGGCTGACCCCGCTATCGGTCAAGGAAGAAGCGCAACTGTTGCGCCGGATGCAGGGCACGATCTATTACGACCGCGCCAGAAACGTGCAGAAGCGGACCAGCGATATCGGCTTTGTGCTGGAAAAGGTCAAACAGGACCCGCTTACTTTCGGCGCCGCCAGTATGGGAGTAAGCGTGCCGCCGCTCGACCCGCGCACGCCGCAGAACTGGGCGGCGCAGCTGCAGCAGCGCGGCCAGGTGGCCGGAAAAATCAAGGGGAAGTATGGCTTGTCATACCTGCCGATCCTGACCAACCAGGAAGCCGGCGGCCTAGTGGATCTGCTCAAGATGCAATCTCCCCAGGGTATCGTGCAAACCGTGCAAGGGCTGAGAAACACCGGCATGCGCGGCGATACCCTAAACCGCATTTCGGCGCAGTTTGCTGCGCGCGATCCTGGCCTGGGGGCCGTGGTGGGACTGGTGGCGGCCGGCAAGGATACCACCGCGCTGCACGTGGCCACCGGGCTGCAGTTGATCCAGGGTGACAAGAAGACGGTGCAGATTGATAAGCTGACAGCTGGCGGAATGCAGACCCGGTTCGATAAATACCTTGGGGATGCGCTGGGCCACATGCCGCAACTGCGTTCCACCATGTTCGACGCGGCAACCGCCGCTTATGTTTCCTTGCAGGCGCAAAGTGGCCGGGTGGGCGAATTCGACCGCAAACTGTTTGACCAGGCAACCCGCGAAGTGGTGGGGGATACGGTCAAGATCAACGGCCGCCACGTCGTTATTCCCGACGGCATGACTGAAGGGCGGTTCAAGGATTTCTTCAAGCGCATTGGCCCCGAGCAGGTCAAACAGTATGGCGGGGTGGCGGGATACGACGAC